ATATGGAATATTGCATTTGATAGCGTTGAAATCAATATTAAGAAAAATAGAGAAAATTTAATATCTGGCTCAGGATTTATTTTTTATTACGACAAAAAAAATGAAAAACTTTTTGTTTGGGAATATCAAATAAAACATGAAAAAAATGAACCGAACAATAACAAAACGTATCTAACCAAAATTTACGAAGATACAATTGAAGATATTACTTTAACATCAATTATTGAAAAAAATTCAAAATTTAGCCCTGATGGTTTTTATAAAAACTTACCTGTTTTTGAAATGAAGTGTAGTAATCAAAATTTTCCTATGGAACAAACAATCATTCCAATTATGAAAAGGAAGATTATGTCATACATTTTTCAAATTGTCAATTTTGAAAAGACAAAAGACTTTGACTCTGAGTCTTAATTTACTTATATTTGAGTTGTGGGGCTCAATAAACAATATATCAATTTTAAGTCAACTTTAAACTCATTGTTAACCAATGGGTTAGAATCCTATTATAGAATTGGAGATGTTCTTATGTTTGAGGATTTTGAAAGTTCTAATGTTCATGACATGTATATCAATGGTATGTCCGACAAAGAAATTTTAATAATAATAAACGATAAACAAATCACGGAGAAAAAACTATGAAGTGTATTAAGTCAATCAAAGAAACTAAAACGGTTAAGTTAGGAACTATTCAAAGAGTAGTAGATAAAGAAGCAGACCTCAAAGTTAACACAGGAGAATGGAAATTCATTCCAAAATCTGAGTGGAAACAAGTTAGTAGAAAGAAAGTAGAGAAAGTTGTTGAGACCAATGTTGACGGGGAACCTGTAAAAAAAATTAGAAAAGGTAAGAATAAAAACTAATCAATATGACTCAAGAAAAAGATTGGATAAAACCATTTCACTATGGTGGTGAAGGAAACCCATACGAAGTCATAAAAGTATGTGAAGAATGGGGATTAGATAAAGATGCTTATTTGTTCAACGTAGTGAAATATGTTGCAAGAGCGGGTAAAAAACATCCTGAGAAAGAACTTGAAGATTTAAAGAAGGCTGCTTTCTATTTGGATAGAAAAATTAAAAATTTAGAAAAATGATTTATTGGTTAACAGGTCAACCTGGTTCAGGTAAAACAACTATTGCAAAAGAATTATGTAGAGTCGGACGTGTTGGTCTACACTCCAATTGGTTCAACATTGATGGTGATGATATTAGAAATTTATTTGATAATAAAGATTATTCTGAACAAGGAAGACGTAAAAATATTGAACTCGCCCAACAGATTGCGAAATATTTGAATACCTACGGTAAAGATGTTGTTGTATCATTAGTTTCACCATATAAAGACCAAAGAGACGAGTTCAAGAAAAAAATGGGGAGCGATTTCAAAGAAATATATATTCATACAAATGAAATTAGAGATAGAGAAAATTACTTTGTAGAAAATTATCAGCCACCAACCGAAAATTATTTGTATATTTGTACTGATAATATTTCAGTGGATGAATGTGTGAAAAAAATACTAAATTAAATGGAAAAAATACATGTTTTTGGAGACCCCAAATTAAAAGAATCAAAAGACAAAACCTATTCTATGTTTATAGGAAGATGGCAACCGTGGCATTCGGGTAATCAATGGTTAATTGACCAAAGATTAGAACAAGGTAAAAATGTTTTGATTTGTATCAGAGATATTAATCCTGATGAAAAAAATCCATTTACTGCTCAAGAGGTTGAAGATAACATCACTAAACATTTGGAAAGTCTTATTGAGGAAGGAAAAGTTAAGGTTATGGTAATTCCGAATATTGAATCAGTTAACTTTGGTAGAGGTGTTGGATATGATATTATTGAACAGATTCCACCAGAAAATATCAGAGAAATATCTGCAACCAAAATTAGAGAACAACTTAAAAATGATGGTAAGATATGATAGACGTAAAGATAAGATATAATACTTTATGTAAGGACAATCACATGTTTTGGAGAATTATCATTGATAATAAGGAACATATTGCTTCAAATATTATTGTAGAAATTCCATTACACACAACAAGGGACATTGTTTTTGACCCAAATAGAAATGAAACGGTAGATAAACATCACATGAGTTGTACTGCAAATGAAGTGATTTGGAAAGGTGATGTTGTAATAATAAAATAATTAATATGTTAGAAACGGGAAAAATATTTAATGGGAATTGTATCGACGAAATGTCTAAAATGCCTGAGAGCTCAATTGATTTGGTGGTAACGTCACCACCTTACAATGTAGGTATTGACTATGATACTCATGATGATAGAATGTCTATGGATGAGTATTGGCAATTTACAAAAAACTGGTTGACACAGGCTTTGAGAATTTTGAAGAGTGATGGTAGAATTGCTATCAACATTCCTTATGAAGTGAATGTACAAGAAAGAGGAGGCCGAATTTTATTTATGGCCGAGTTTTGGGGTATAATGAGAGAAGTTGGGTTTAACTTTTATGGACTCGTTGACCTTGATGAAAACTCGCCACACCGAAGCAAAACCACAGCGTGGGGTTCGTGGATGTCACCAAGTAGTCCGTACATATACAACCCAAAGGAGTGTGTGATTTTGGCATATAAGAAAGACCGTATCAAGAAAGTTAAGGGTGAACCTCAGTGGGTTGGTAAAGTTGTTGATATGGTTGGTGAAGATGGGGTGATTAAAAAGAAAACGGTATATGAGGATGAAGATAAGAAAGAATTCATGAGCTTAGTTTATGGTCAATGGGAATATTTTGCAGATACAAGACAACAAACCAAAGCTACTTTCTCAATGGATATTCCAATGAAAGCAATCAAGATTCTAACCTATAGAAATGATATAGTTTTGGACCCTTTTGCAGGTAGTGGAACTAGTTTATGCGCTGCAGAGATTACCGACAGACAATGGGTGGGTATTGAACTTAGTGATAACTATTGTGAGGTGGCAAGAAAACGTGTTGATGTTTTCATCAACGATAAGAAACAAACAAAAATAGAATTTGAATAGAAGGGTCGTAAGACCCTTTTTTTGTTTCTCTTGATATTTATAAAGAAAAACTATAATGAGTGATATAATCATTAGTGAGGAGCAATTATTGAATATTCAAGAATTAATCTTGAAAGAAAACAAAATCCAATTAAATGAAAGTGAGTGGTACAACACAGTAGGTGATGTTTTAGGTCTTATTGACCCTACACCTACTATAGATTTTATAAATGGATTGTCATACATATCTCAAGGAGACTATCTTTTTGGGTTGTTGTCATTAATCTCTGCAGTACCGTATTTTGGTGATGCAATAGCCAAACCTGTTACTGGGGCTTTGAAAATTGGAGGTACTGCATCTAAAGAAATTGAATTAGCACTTAAGGCGTCAAAGGCTGGAAATTTTGTTAAGGCAGAACAAATATTAACAAAATTGGCGGGAGAACCAGGTGTTGTAGGTAATTTTGTTAGAACGGGCGACACATGGGCTCCTAAAGTAAAAAATGTCATTGATAGAGTTCCATTTGGTCCATTTAGTGGATTGAAAAATACTGTTAATGGATGGTTTGATTTATTCAAAAGCGCATCAATAAATAGTAAAGGTATTGCAACTACTGCAGGTAGTTTGGCAACTAAAGTGGCTTCAACTATTTCTAAAGAAGAAAAAGTAAAATTATTAACATCATTTCTTAAAGATTCTAAATCAACTAATTTCTTTAATCCAAAAAACTTCAGTAAATCACCTAAATCATTTATAAATTTATGGGGTGGAATGCCAAGATTATTTGGAAACTCAAGTGCAAGAGCTTTAGTAAGAAAAACTAAGTTTTGGTTAGGATTTTTAGATTACATCGGTTTAGGTAATTTCGTTGGACCTGATGAGGTTGCTGCAACGTTAGGTGGAGAAGAGGCTATGAAAAAGAAATTTGATGAATACTTAGCAACTCCTGAAGCTGCTAAACATTTTCAAGACGATTTTGGTGGAGCACAAAATCAAACACAACCGTCACAATCAACACCAACACCGTCAAATAGTATAGGTGGAGGAGCGCAATCAATGTTCAAAAGTGTATTTGGAAAAATAATGTCAGATGCGTTATTTGCTATATAAAAAAACTAATTAATGAAAAAATTATTAAAAGAAACAGGGATTAGAGATATTAAAGCTTTGAGTAATAGATACCCAAAAGCTGAGATATATTTTCACCAAGATTTAGATGGGGTAACCACTGCGATTGCAATGAAGAAATACCTTGAAGATAACGGTATTGATGTTGTAAATACACATATCATCCAGTATGGTGATAAAGAATTCTCTGTAAAAAAAATAGATGCAACAGGTGATGTTATGCCAGTATTAGTTGACTTTGCTCATGGAAAGCCAATGTTTGTAATTCATACTGACCACCACGATAGACAAGTTGGTGTTGAGAAAGGAACTTCTAAACAATTTAGAGGAGCTCGTTCAAATGTAGAGACAATATCTCAAGTTGTTTCACCAAAAGATTTATTTCCATCATTAGATATATTATTGATTAATACAGTTGACTCAGCGGACTATGCGAAACATGATATTTCTCCTGACCAAGTAGTTAACTATCTATATAGGATTGACAAGGACCAATCATTACAAAAGAACAAAATGTTGTTAGGCCTTGTAATAAATAAATTATTACTTGCTTTCAAAAACAAGCCAGGATTCCTTGAAAGTTTGGTTATGGATTCACAACCATCTTTGATGTCAATCTTAAACAACATCAAAGCGTGGATGAAAAAAACAAACGCACCGTCACTTGAAGAATTACAAAAAAATGCTGAAGGTTATAAAGAGACGATGAAGGATTTCCCAAAGGTAAGTGATAATATCATATTCCAATATGGCGGAGGCTCAATGTTCAAGCCAGGTTCATATGATAGATATACACCATTCAGAAACAATCCTGAGGCTGATTTCTTAATCATGGCTTGGCCTATGGGATTAGTTCAAGCATCTTGTAATCCATTCAAAAAAACAAGGGAACTTAAAGGTGTTAACTTAGGGGAAATAGCTCAAGAAGTTTTGGGTAAGTGGGAAGGACAGTTGAAAGACAGAACGGTTCCGTTATCCACTATTAAATGGGTTAGTGAGTCAGGAATCAATCCCGAAAGTGTTGGTTTTACATTCAAAGATTTTAACGCATTATATGGTGACAAATACATGGCAAATGATAGAGGAGCTGAAGCTTTAGAATATATAGAATCCATCATGGAAAAACCATTTGCAGAGTTATCTGAAAAAGATTTGGATATTTTAGATAGTATCAATGTAAGTGCTTGGGATTTGATTCAAGCAAATTCAGGTGGACACAAATGTATTACTAATATCTCAGGTTTAAATTATTTAGGAAGAGCAAAAAGACCACCTCAAGGAAAATACAAATACGATTCTGAAAAAGAAGATTCACCAATGGTTAAATTTACCAAGATGGTAGCTGGAGAATTTGAGAAAGTATTAAAGGAAAAGATTAAGGGAGAGAAATCAGAATAGATACTCAACCTTATCACCTTTTTGGATACCTAATTTTTTACAGGTTCCTGAAGGTAATTCAAGTACAATATTCCCCTGTCCACAGTAGTGTTCACACTCTTCTGTGGTACAAGGTGGACAATCATGGTGTATTCTGGTAATATGGTTATTCTTAATGATTATGATGTCCAAAGGTATGATGCAATTTTTCATCCAAAAACATTGTCTTCTACCTCCCATTAAAAAAAGTAATCCCTCAAAACCATTACCAAATTTTTTCCCCATCATACCAAGTGATTGGGATTTTTTGTCAATAAGGGTTTTGACTTTAAAAATATTTTTGTTTATTTTTACATTCATGATAATAAATACTATGGAAGGCAAAAGATACGTCGGAGTACTGATAAAGTATGGTAAACAAATACTTTTAGTCAAGAGGAATGCCGATAACATTAAAGAATCTATTTGGACAATTCCAGGTGGAAAAATGATTGAAGGATTAAAGATTAGAGAAGCGGCTCAACAAATGTTATTAGATACAACATCTATAGAAGTTGATGCTCAAGAACTACACTTGGTTGGATTAATTCCAAGAGAAAGTAAAGATGGTAAGAAAGATAAAGGATTGATGTATGTTTATTTACATGAACCTTTGGTTGGTTTATTACCGATGTTTGAATCCTGTAAGACTCCAAACAAACATATTCAACATGGATACTTCACTGTAGAGCATATCCAATATTTGAATTGTGGAAAACACTTACCAAAATTTGTAAAAACAATTTTTAGTTAATTATTTGACTTTTCATCATTATGGAATATATTTATAGTTCAATGTCTGAATAAGACAGAACACCTCCAAAAAAGTTTCATAAAATAATTGTTTGATTGAGAAATCTTTCTTATCTTTGTGAAACAATGTCCCACAAGTGTGTAATTTGAAAGAAATACTGAGCTTGTGGGACTTAATAAATAAAGTTCTTTGAGAAATATAATAATTGTGGAATAGTAGACTAATCGTAAATAAGACGTCCATAAAATGTACAACATTTCAATTATTATTAAAATGGTATATTGCGAGCGGTGTTTTGGAGATATTTTAATATTTATATAGTATGAATAGATATCAAAAAGCCGCTAAAGTTAGTAATGATAAAAGTAGAGAAAGGGCTCTTAAGAATTATTATGAAAATCCAAAATTTTGTAAACAGTGTGGTAAAGTAATTGAAGTCAAAGAACACGAAATGTGTTCCGAAGTAAGAAAAAAAACCTATTGCGATAGGTCTTGTTCTGCAACATATAACAATAAAGTAAGAGAGAGAAATTTAAAAAATAAAAAAAATAAAGTAATAAAAGAAAAAAAACCTACTTTTGGATATCTTGAAGG